GATAGACTACTTGTTTAGTTTAGTAATCAATAAAAACAAATAAATATGAATGAACATTTAGACATCGACAGAGAAAGAGAAGAGTACGAGTACAACAACGTACAAGAATCTCAAGACAAGCTAGAGCAAATCAGTAAAGTAGGTATGCCTAACGTAACATCTATTATTAACGGTATAGTTTCAGATGTAGAAGTAGGACGTGTTAATCCTTTAGATGCATTTGCTATCTTTAAGAAAATGGAAGCACTATTTAACGAAGCTAAAAAACAAATAGATGCTTTAGCAATAGAAGAAGCTGAACACTATGGACAAAGCACATTCTCACACAATGGACAAAAGTACGAAGTTAGAAACGGTGCTACTAGATATAGCTTCAAAGAGATCCCTGAATGGATAGAAGCTAATGAAAAGTTAAAGCTAATTGAAGAAAAGTATAAGACAGCTTATAAGAATAGGCAAATGAATTTATCATCATTAGATGAAACAACAGGGGAGTTATTACAAATGCCTACTGTAACAACAAGTAAATCAAGTTTAATAGTTAAAAATAAATAAATATGAGTGCAATTATCAATGCAAGTATCGATCTATCAAAAATAGATAGTTCAAGAATCTTTGAAAAAGATGGTAGAAAGTGGTTAAGTCTTTCAATTAGTGTAAATGATGAAACTAACTACGGTAATAACGTAGGTATATCAATAGCACAAAGTAAAGAAGAAAGAGAAGCTAAACAGCCTAAAACATACTTAGGTAATGGTAAAGTAGTATGGAACTCAGGAACTATTGTAAACGCTACAAAAGAAGAACCAGCAGATACATCTGAGGATTTACCATTCTAGAATAAACTAAGCACCCTACTAAGAATAAATTATTAACATATTTATTGAACGCTTAAACGGTAGGGTGTTTTTTATATAATAATAGTTTTATGATATACACACGAAGTAATTACACTTTAATATTAACATGGAATCCTTGCGAAATCTTTGAAATATTAGGAGTAGATAAGATACATGGCTTATCCCTTAAAGAATGTGAAATTCACATAAATAACAAAAAACAATCATATATAGCTGGTTGGTGTAATTACTTTCCAAAATCATCATACAAACAAGGTGATGAAATGTTTATATATATTAATCTTTCAAGATGTACGGATGATGTAAATACAACTACTTTAGTATTTCATGAAGTATTACACCGAGCATTTGAAATGGAGCATAAAATGGATGAAGAGGAGTTTATAACATGGTGTGAGAATGAAACAAAAGAAATTGTAAGTATAATTAAATCAGTTAATAGTATATAAAGAGTAATAAAAAAACGTTTTAATGTTATTAAATTTTAAAAGATATGAAGAAAAGAGTTAAATGTATAGTTGAACACAACACTAAATACCTGAAGTACAAACATAACTACGAAGTAGAAGCAGAAGATGAAAATTTCTACTACTTTAGATTTGCAGATGAATTAGTTAAATACCCTAAATTTTATTTTATAGAGATATGAGTGAACACTACGATAATACAAACGGAAGTCTTTACAAGTTTGCTCAAGATCATAAACTAAATGCATGGGAGTTTGATGTAATTAAAAGAATAGTAAGATGTAGAAAGAAGGGTCAATGGCTTAGTGATATTGATAAAACAATAAAAGTATTAGAATTGTATAAAGAAGAATATAGAGAGGTTAATTAATAGTTAGCCTTTTTTTGTGTTTGTTTAACTTTTAATCAAAAATAATGATTATATTTACGTCAAAAAAAACGTGAAACTTTTAAACGAATTAGCAAAGCATCATAACGAATGGGTACATATAGTGAAAACATTTGGAGAGCATAATACCTGCGAGGATATAGTTCAAGAGATGTACATAAAACTAAACAAGTACACTAAGCTAGAACAAATAACTAACAACGGTAAACTGAATAAGTCTTATGTATGGTTAACTTTAAGGAATTTATACTACAATCAACAAAAACAAAGTAATAAGGTTAATTATATAGACATAGAAGATTGCAAAGGAATAGAAGCCTTAAACACAAGTAACGAAGAACTATCTGCTCAAAGTAGGCTAAATGATAAAGTAAATGGAGAGATTGAATCTTGGCACTGGGCAGATAAGTTACTGTTTGAGATTTACCTAAACGAAGGTAAGTCCATGCGAAAACTAGCAGAAGATACAGGTATAAGTGTAACAACTATATTCTGGACTATAAAGAAGTGTAAACAAAGACTAAGAGAAAACGTAGGAGAAGATTACGACGATTATTACAACAAAGATTTTGAATTAATATGAATAACATTTTATCAGTATTAGAGGAATACATACAACAACATAAGGAAAAGAGTAAAGAGAATTACAACAATTATGTTAAAATGAAAGAAGAAGTTGAAAGACTTACAAAAGAGAATACAACATTAAGAAATGATTTGTTTGAATTAAGTAAAGATTCAAAACAAGCCAAAAATAAAAAAGTAGATAGCATTTGGCACTTGCTCAAAGAAAATAAACAAGCACCTTTAGATATTATTTTTTATGATGGTGCAGTATATGAAGATGACGATTACTGCATAGAAGCACATAGAAACAAAGAATCTAAATGGATATATCTAGAAATAGATAACAAAACTACAGGAGAAAAAGAATATATAGATAACGAAGATTATCTTAAATACGTTATTAAAGGTGATACTGTAGACTTCATGAATGAAGAACTATTGAGAAACTTTTTAATTAATTTAAATTGGATAAAATAAGATGAAGAGAATATTTGAGATATTAGAGAGAGAATTTGAAAAAAGAAGTAATAGTTTTCAGGAAATGTACGAAGAACTTAATGACACTATCGAGGAAAACAAAAGACTTACAAAAGAGAATGCAACATTAAGAAATGATTTATTTGAATTAAGTAAAGAATTAAGAAATGATAGATAATAAAGAATTAGCATTTGTGGTATATACATTTACATTATTTATAGGTGGATTTGTTTCAGGATACGCATATAAAAGTTTTAAAAATAGATTTAAAGAATTAGAAAATGGAAGAAAATAAACCAAAACAAACAAGAAAACGTAAAACTAGAAGTAAAGGTTTAGGTGACACAGTTGAAAAGATAACTAAAGCAACTGGAATAGAGAAAGTAGTTAAGTTTATTGCAGGTGAGGACTGTGGTTGTGACAAAAGAAAAGACATCTTAAACAACTTATTCCCTTATAAACAACCTAAGTGCTTACAAGAAGAAGAGTACAACTATTTAACAACATTCTTTGAAACTAAAACAAACACATTAGCACCAAGCCAACAAAGGGAACTACTAAAGATATACAATAGAGTGTTCAATATTAACGAGCCTTTAAGCAGTTGCCCTGATTGTTGGAGAAACAGAATAAAAGAACTAACAAAATTATACAATGAGTACTAGAATAATAGAAGTGTTTGAATATTGTCAACTATCTATACATATAGATGAAACTTTTAAACTTTATCATAAAGCATTCTTTATGTATTGTAACAATTGAATAAACAAAACAAAATCAAATGGACAAAAGAAAGAATAACGGAGGTGCAAGACAGGGAGCAGGTCGTAAACCAAAAGATGAAGAACAAAAGATAAGGGACTTAATGAAACCTTATTCACTAGATGCTATACAATGTTTGGCTAACATCATATTAGATGACAAAGCAAGGCATTCAGATAAAATAAGTGCATCTAAACTAATCATTGAATATACTTACGGTAAGCCAAAAGAAACAGTTGAAACTACTCACAATATTAACGAGTTCAATATAAAAGATGTCTTTAGAATTAAATCCTAAGTATTTACCTTTATTTAACAATGATAACCGTTACTATATTGTAACAGGAGGTCGTGGATCAGGTAAATCATGGACAGTAACCATGTTTTTATTAGGTTTAACTTACGAATCTAACGAGGTTATCCTATTTACACGTTATACATTAACATCGGCTCACGTTTCAATCATTCCTGAATTTTTAGAAAAGTTAGAACTATTAGGAAATGAATCAGACTTTCACATTACTAAAGATGAAATAATAAATCTAAAGACTGGAAGTAAGATAATATTCAAAGGTATTAAAACAAGTTCAGGGACACAAACAGCATCTCTTAAATCATTAGCAGGTGTTACTTGTTGGGTACTAGATGAAGCTGAAGAGTTAGTAGATGAAGATGTATTTGATAAGATAGATCTATCAATAAGAGCGAAGAATAAACAAAATAGAGTTATACTTGTTCTGAATCCTGCAACTAAAGAGCATTTTATTTATCAAAAGTTCTTTGAAGCAAAAGGAATAGAGGCAGGTAGTAATATAACTAAAGGAGATACTACGTACATCCACACTACATATTTAGATAACAAAGAAAATCTAAGTGAATCATTTTTAAAGCAAGTAGAAGAAACAAAGAAGCGTAGACCTGAAAAGTATAAACACGCAATTTTAGGTGGTTGGTTAAACAAAGCAGAGGGTGTTATCTTTACTAATTGGACAGTAGGTAAGTTCCCTAATACAAACGACACTATCTTCGGACAAGATTTTGGATTTAGTCAAGACCCAACAACGTTGGTAGAGACATACATTAATAAAGATAAGAAAGAAATATATGTAAGACTACACGTTTACAAAGCAGGTTTAACAACGTCAGAGATAGCACAATTAAACTATAGATTTGCTCAAGATAGATTGATAGTAGCAGATAATGCAGAACCTAGATTGATAGCAGAATTAAAAGCAAAGAGGTTAAATGTAGTACCAACTATTAAGGGTGCTGATAGTGTCAAATATGGTATTGCTTTACTTCAGGATTATGATATGATAATAGATGAAGATAGCACCGACTTAATAAAAGAACTTAACAATTACTGTTGGTTGGAGCGTAAGAGTGAAACGCCCGTGGATAAATGGAATCATGGACTGGATGCTTTGAGATATGCAGTAGCTTATCAGTTATCTA